CCTTTAGGTAAAGTTGCAAAAGGTATAATAGATGAAGCTGAAGATTTTGAAAGAACTCAAATAGCTAAATTAAAAGCTCAAAAAGTAGAACCACGATTTAGAGACATAAGAGAAGAAGGTATACTAAAATCTTTTGATAAATATCAAACTAAACAAGCTGAAAAAGAAAAAGGTTATAGAGCTACAGATACTAGATTTACAGAATTATATAAACTTGCTGATATGGGATTAAAATCTCCTACAGGTTTAGTTGAGAATTTTTTAACACCATTTCAAAAAATAGCTTATGAAATAGGATTAGGTGGAGCTTATGAAGATTTATCAAAAAAAATAGGAGCTAAAAAAGATTTAAGTGAATTAACTACAGAAGATAAAATAGCATTTAAAGATTTATTTTCATCATCAGCTAAACAATTAATTGTTAACCAAGTAAAAGATTTATATCCAGCATCTGATAAAGACATTGCTGTTTTATTATCAGGAGCTGGAGATGTTACAACTAATTCTAAAGCTTTAGCTAAATTAGTTTCAGCTGAAAAGAGTGCAAAAGAAATAGATGTAAAATCTGAAGAATTAGCTCCATCATATGCTTTTGATAGAAAAGATGTTCAATTTGAAAGAAAGGCAAAAGAAGAAGCTGCAAGAACATTAGCTAAACAATATGCTGATAAAGTAAAACCAGAAACATTAAAAGAATTATTTGGAGATGATCCTGAAAATAATAAAAACCCATTTAGAATTATATCAGCTTATAACTATCAACAATTATCACCTAAATATGAAAAAACTTTAGATCCATTTAAAAAGTTTACAGAAAATCAAGCTCAAAAAAATCAAGAAATAAAAAATTTAATAATAGATCAACAAAAAAAATTATTAATCGGAAAT